CTCACCGACGACGCCCAAATCGTGGACGCCGGTGCGGCCACCATCTCCAAGAGCATCTTCACGGACATGCTCCGCAAGATGCCCCAACAGTTCCTCCAGGATCCGGACCTCCGGTGGCTCGTTTCCCGGATGACCAACATTGACTGGATGGACACCATCGCGGACCGCGAAACCGCCTTGGGTGACGCCGCCTACCGTGGCGACGCTCCCCCGGTGCTAGGAGTCCCGGCGTCCATCATCCCGCTGATCCCGGCGGACATGCCCGTGGCGGCTGGCGCGGTGGCCACTCCGGCCATCGTGGTCGGGGTACAGTACGGTCCTTTCGAGATCCGTACCGGCGTCAATGACCTCATCGACATCGACGTGGACAACGCCGGAGCCTACGAGATGGCCCTTCCGGAAGGCGTATGGGAGGCCATTCGTATCGCGGCCTTCATCAACGCCGACGCCACCTTCATCGCCAACGGTCTCGTGGCCTCAGACGATGACGGGAGGCTCAGGTTGACCTCCTCCACCACCGGTGCCGCGTCCGAGATCGACATTCAGGCCCCGTCCACCCCGGCACAGGCGGCTTACGCCACCTTGGGCCTCACCATCGCCGTCGTCACCGGAGCGGCGTCCGGAGCAGGGACCGTGTTGGAGGGCACTTTCATGTGGCTCGCCAACCCCATGAACTTCATCTTCGGAATGCTGGACCAGACCCGCGTGTTCAGCGAGTTCAACAAGGACTACGACCGCGTAGAGGTGGTCATGTACAATGAGGTGGCCGTCCAGATCGAGAATCTGGAGTCCATCGTCAAGGCCATCAACATCAAGCGCAAATAGTCCGTTGCACACGTGTGCAATGAACTGAGGAGGTGAATTATGGGCAAGGCTCACAGATTTGATTTGGTCATGGACCAAACAAAGTTCGTGAGAGGTTGTCCTTCCGGTAGGCGGTACTACTTCCAGGCGGGGACACCCCTGGAGGTGGCGGATGCGGACGTGGATTACTTCACGAAACAACCTGAGTTTTTCGTGGAGGTGGATGCTAAGAATCTCCCGGTCAAGCCGGATACTACCGAGGAGGGGGTTTCCCCGGCCCCCTCCTCACCCCCTATCACGTCCAAAACCGTGACGGCGGGTAGGGTAAAGGGACAGCCTAAAAAGAAACCGGCCAAGAAGGAAGCTGCTCCGGAGCCTGAAGGGTACGACCTTGACGCTCTGGACGCGGACACCATCATTGAAAATGACATCCTGGCCAAGAAGAAAAAAGGTCCGTGGACGTGTACCGTTTGCGGTAAGAAGGGGATTAAAACCTCCTCTGGCCTCCGCTCTCACGTCGGGTCCGCCAAGTGCGTGATCACGGCGCGGGAGAAGCAGGGGTAGACCTTGAGCAAGTACATCACATTGACCCGGCTTCGGGACGTGCTCGGTATCACCGTGGCGCAACTCTCGGATGCCGGGGCTTTGGATTTAATATCTAAGGTGTCGGCCTCCTTGGATCGTCTCACGGGACAATTTTTCTCCCCCATGCTGGAGGTGCATCTTGCCTCTGGAGACGGTTCAAGGCTGGCCAGTCACCGGGATCTTGTCCCCATCCTGGAGGTAACGGGTCTCAGTGTGGACGTGAACGCCAATAGGACCAATTATTTCAGTGCGGCGGATAGGGTGTTTGGAAGGAACCTGAATGCCCAAAATCAGTACGATTTGACCCGGTTTGAAATTTCTTCCGATCTCAACTACCGGCTCCTCTCCCTCCTCCGGGGGGACTTTCCCATTGGGGTAAACAACATCCTGATGACGGGAGCTTTTGGGTACTTGGAGAATCGGAAGGTATTTGAGACCACGTTGAAAACGGAGTTGGCGGCAGCGGCTACCACCATCGAGCTTGACGCGGTGAACAACGCCACGGGATGGATCGACGTTGGTGATTTCGTGGTCATTGAGGTTCAGGCGGCTACTCCTGGAGTTCCAGCTTTGATCTACGTGGATATCGTGAAGGACATTGCCGGAACTGATCTCACCGTTGATGCCGTGCAATCTCAGGCCGGACTCCCCATAGCCGCCGGAGCGACTGTGAGGTGCTTCGGGAAATTCCCGGTGGCGTTGGTGGAGGTCATGGACGCTCTCATACTGAGGGCATGGGATGATGACCCACGTAACTCAAGCGGGAGTGGTGGTACGGATGACCGGATCACCTCTGAGCGTGTGGACAATTATAGCTATCAGTTGGAATCAAAGTCCGTGGTGGCCAGCCGGGCCAGTGGCTTCGGCCTCATCACGGGGAGCGTGAGGCTGGACAAGGTGCTCCAGGGCTATTGTCGGCCTCAGTACGTGGGGTTTGTGTGATGGCGCGGAGACCAATTAGATGGAATCCAATGCCAATCAAGATCAAAGTCCTCACGCCAATCGGTGGGACACCAGCCGCCGTTGGCAACACGGTGCTGGATGAAGATTTTGATGAGGTCATTGCCGGGGTGGACATCCCCTTTGCAAGTGACCTCCTGGAACTCCAAGCTCAGGTGGCGTACAAGAAGCATGATCGGAGAGAATCAGTCATAGGTGGAGACCTGGACCCCGGAGACGGGCACATTTGCTTCACCCTAGAGTATTTGGAAAGTGTGGGACTCAGCCCTTTGGTGGCTGGACCTAAAATTAAAAAGGGAGATCGAATCGTGGAGATCGCCAGCATAGAGACGGACTACCGGATCATCGAGCTACGACCTCAAGGCCATATCCGGACCACGGCTCAGGTTCCGATGCTCTACTTGGCATTTTTCGAGTTCCCGGCTGATCAAAGAGCAAGGGTGGTGTAATATGGGTATGCAGAGACAGCACGTGCCCGCCGGAGAGGACTTCGGTGACGCTAATAATCCGGGTATTTTTAATGTGGGCGGATCCTCGGACATGGTTGTCAAGAGGTTCTCTCTTGTCATGGGCAGTGAGTCTAAAGACGTAACCGTGACGGTGGTGAATGAGCACGGCCAAGAGTTCGGGAAGCTCTACGAGAAGCTGGCCATGACCAATCAAAATGTGGACTTGGTAGGGATCATCCCTTTGGGTCCGGGAGAGTCCATCAAGGTGGTGACGGCATCGGCCACCGCTGAGATGTTTGCCACGGCGCTTTACGATTAAGGAGCGTACCATGGAAGGCTTCTTTAATTATGTGATCATAGAGGATGGGGTGGTAGTTGCTCCCGGAGGCGGAGGGGGCGTTAGCACTCTTAACTTTGAGGATGAGGGGGTTTCCCAAGGGACAGCCCCGATTCTTGACGTTACCGGTGCGGGGGCGTCCATTGCCGTTGGAGGTGGGAAGGCTACCCTGAACGTCCCCGCTGGAAGCTCCACCATTGAGGTCCAGGATGACGGATCCAAGATCGGAGACGCTCTGATCCTCGATTTTGCCGGGACCGGAATTCAATCAGCGTTTGGGGCCACTAAGGCTACCCTGACGCTCCCGGAAATTTCCACTGAATTGCTTTACGTCCATCCCGATTTTATTGACAACGCCCTTTTCGGCCAATATTCGACGGTGGAAGCGGCCATCACGCGGGCCAAGTCCCTTCGGGGTGTGGGCAAGTTCATTCTTATTCGGGTGCGAGCCGCTATCTACCAGCCCACGGTGCAATGGGACGTTCACGATGGCTACGGGATGATTTTTGACCCCGGCGTCTTGTTTGATTGGAGCCTATGGGTTGGGGGGACCACCTTCATCCAGTTGGCCGGGTTCACCTACATGAAAGCGGCCCCCCTTGCGTTCGGGATTGTAGGCCCCCACCCATTTACTGGCGGCAAGATCGTAGAAGCCCTTCGGGTTGACCCGGTGACTTCCGTGGTTTCACTTGTCCAGGTGGAAGGTGCGTTCCTTTGGGACGGACAAGGGGGCGCTGGTACTTACGGCGTCCACCTTAATCCGAGTGGGGGAGCCTTGGGTGCAACCCCAACCATGCTTTTCTCAAATTCCCTTTGTAGCGTGTCTTCCGGTATTGGATCGGTGGTGGTGGAAGGGGATTGGGCCTTCAGCGCCGGTGGTGCCACCAAGATCGCTTGCCTTTTTGCTTCAGCGTTGAAGCAAGTTGATTCGGGGACAGACTACCCGTCTTGTGACATTGACATTAGCCATTTGCAATCATTCGGCGGTGTCGGGGTTTACGATTTCGAGAAAAGCCTCAACGGAACCGTGTCGATGAACGGGTCTATTTTGGAGTTGAAGCGTACCAACATGGACTGGTTCACTGATCTCGCTGGCCTTGCGGACGGCCCGATCAACGAGTTGAACGTCCTCCAGTTTAGCTACCCGGACGTTGCCAAGCCGGTGGAGGAAAGGTACTCCCTGGAAGCGGCGTTGCTTTTAATTAAACAGGATATGCACGATCTAACGGTAGGACACGACCACGATGGTTCGGATAGTAGAAAAGTAGCCTACTCAGATTTAACTGGACTACCAGTGTTTGGGACTGAAGATGATGCATCCGAAAGTGATGGAGAATCTACTACAACGTCTACGTCCTTCCAAAACAAGCTCACTTTGACCACGGCGTCTTTGCCCATCGGGACGTACCGGATTGGGTGGTATGCTGAGATTAAGTCCAACGATGGTACTAACGATGGTTGCGAAGGCCAAGTTGACCTGGACGCCGGGACAATTCTTGCCCAAGTGGAATCTATGAACGCTGACCCCGGAGGTATCTCTGGAGGTGATGGACATTGGCTTCCGATGAGTGGAATGAAAAGGGTGGCCTTCGGTTCGGCGGCCACGCATACCATCGAAATTGATTTCAGGCAGACGAGTTCTAATACCGCTCGCATTCGTCGGGCGCGGATTGAAATTTGGAGGGTAGCATAATGTCCACGATTTACGATTATGACCGGCCAGTGGAGCCAGTTCTTTTTCACAAGGAATCAAACCCCGATCCTCCGCCAGATTATTTTGAAAGCGGTATTCAGCCCGACGTACTGGCGTCAGAAATGACCAACAAGACCATTGAATGGTGCCGTTGGGACGAGGACACGGAGTTGCTGGAAATCAGTTTTACGGATGCGTTGGACGCGGGGGACAAGACCATTCTTGATGGCATTGTAGCGTCTAATTAGGAGGGACCATGACTGAGCAAGGATACTTTTTTCGGGGATCAAAATTAATCCTGACCTCGCCTGACGGGTCCAAGAAGATGACGATGACCCTGGATAACGACGGAGCCTTGAAGTTGGCTGACGATGCCGGGGCGAAACATCGTCTACTCGCCACAGGACTTAATAGCCAAAGCGGCGAGGTGGTGTTTAGCGATACTAAATCAATGCGGGTTGATTTTTCAAAAGAGTTTTCCAACTGGCCCGCGATTACGTTGACGATGTTGGATGAGAACAACACGCCGCCTTATCGTATTTGGCCGGGGAAAACCGGGTTTACGGTGCGGTTCAAAAACAAGTTTACCGGGTCCGTTTCCTGGGTAGCGATGGAGGCATGAGATGGCTCTGGTAATTACAATAACGGTGATTGATGATGAAGACTACGACGGTAATTCCGTCCAGATAAAACGGGCGTCGGTTACGTTGGATGGGGATGACCTTCCCTTTACGTATTCCTATGATGGGTTAGTTCTTGACGCCGATATTGAGGCAGCGGTGGAAGCTGACCTGACGGCTCGTGGATATTCTTGGTAGTAATGAGTAAAAAGGGGGTAGTTGAATTGGAAAAGTGGTATAGGTTTGTGCTGGTAGTAGCTCCCCTCACGGTGATGGTGGCCGTTTATGGGTGCTCTCGTGGAGGAGGAGGCTCTCTGGAAAGCACAATCTTTGGTGACAACCTCCAGGTGCTCTTGGAGTACGGGGGAATCCCGGCGGTCATCTTGTTATTTGGGTACTTGTACCTCCGGAGTTTGATGAAGGAGTACGGACGGCAACTTGGGCAAATGCAAGAACAGTTGAATAATCAACAAATTGCCATGAACGTCCTCATCCAAAATAACACTAAGGCTCTGACCCGGTTGGGCACGGCCATGATGATGGGGTGTCCCTACATTAGGGGCCACTTGGACGCCAAGGATGTTGGTTGCGGGGAGGATGATGAAGAAGGACCAACAAAAGCTCCAGACTGAGGAGGTCCAGCGGCAAACGCGGGATTTGCTTGGAGAGCACTCCGATGCTCTGGAGATTTTTGATAGCCTCCCGAAGGCCAAAGGGGAGGCGGCTGATTGGGAGGAGAGCATGAGCGGTCCGAATGCCCCCTTCCCTTCCACCATCGAGGAGATAGACCATACTGAGGTGGTGGCGCAATCGGAGAACGGAAGCAAGTTTGTGAAGGCCATAAAGGGCCTTCTTAAAGGTAAAAAATGACGGTAACGATGAAAGAGTACGGTCCTTGGGATAGGTTCATGAGGTTCCCGGCTAAGTTGGCAAAGGGTCTCCCTCCCATCGCGGAGAGGGCTATCAACAACGAGACCAAAAAGATCGCCAACGCGCTGAAAAACACCATTGAATCTGGAGGGGCCGGAGGTCCGCCGCTCACGGCTGGTGTCACGGCTCGGAAGGGCCATGGGATCAAGCTGGTGGACTCTCACGCTCTGGCCAACTCCATCGAGATAGACCCGGTGGCCGTGGGCCGGGAAGGCTTCGTGGGGATCAAGAACGGGGTGGGGCATCCCACCGGCATCTCCATGACGGCTTTGGCCACGATCCACGAATTTGGGACAGCTACTATTCCCCCAAGACCTTTTCTCCGGCCTACACTCCAGAAGGCGGGACCGGCAATGGTCTTGGGGGTCATCAAGATTTGGAATAAAATGGCCGCGAGGATTTGGTGATGCCAGCTTTGGTTTTAACTCCAGGAGACCCCGGCAATGTGCTCGATGAGGTGTGCATTGTGAACGGGGCGGTGCGGTTGATGGGGTATGACCCCAACGGCAACGCTGATTTTCCTGAGCTTAACCCAGCGGCGGAGTTCGTGACATCCGGGTCCATCACCTTCCGGCCTCTGAACCTCCGTGCGGTCCTGGACATATTTTTCGGGTCAGAGGGTGCCTATAAGATGCCAGGAGATTCGGTCATGCGGTGGCATTTCTCTTTTGACGGCGGGGCCACTGAGGTGGGCTACACCACGGTGCCTCCTGAGTACGTGTTTAGCTGGTTCAACAACATTGATGGGCCTCTCCCGGAGGTGCTCACGATCAGGCTGGAGTTGTTCGCCTCCACGGATCTGAGACAGACTCCGGAGTTGAGCCGCTTCCTCCTTTATGCCGAGACTGACTATGACGTGGTGGAGGATGCGGTCAGGACACTCAAGCGGGCCATCAAGGATCACGTCCACCCGGAAGCTCGTTCGTGGTTCGTACATGCTGGTGGGAACACCATCACTTTGAATTCTCGCATGGATACGGCTACACTAGGGGTATACAAAGAAAATGACCGTGGGTTGGCCTCCAACTTGGTTCAGAGCTACAATCCTACCACCCATGAGATCACCTTGACTCAATCGGTGACGGCTGGAACGCGGTTGGAGCTTCGGGGCAAAATGGCGTGGGCAACCACCCAAGACGAAAAAGGGGCGTTGCAAGTTAGGATCAGGCCGGAACCTGATTATATCAAGTCCCACACGCCGATGTTCGTGATTCGGCATATTGAGAGCAACTACTACACGGACGGGGCGTTGGCTGGAGACGAAACGGAGAAGCGGTTTGGATTCACTCAGGATGATAGGAAGGGCCGGGTCATGGAGAGGCCCCTACCCGTGGATCTCTTGCTTGCCGTGGACGCTGTTGCCGAGAGGGAGGTGGAGGCTTACGCCATGTGCCGGGCAGTCAGGAACCTCCTCATGCGGGATGACAAGGAAGGCATTTGGCAATCGTATGGAATGGGGTACTTTTTTGACATCGTGGACGTTACGCCTCTCACGGACGTGTCTATTCCGGAGGATGAGTTCCATGATTTGCAAGTGAGGGCTATCTTTGGCGGCAAGGAGTACCAGTCCAGCGTGGATGAGGCTCCCTTGGCCGAAACCATTGAAATTCAAGTAGGCAACGATGAAATTGTGGAGGTGGAAGGATGAAGGTAATTAAGAACAGGTCAAAGATGCTTTTGACCGTCAATCTTGGGGGCGGTAAGTCAGTGCATCTCCGGCCCAAGGACGTGACGGAAATTTCGGATGTCCAAGTTGGACATTCGGAGGTGGTAAAGCACTTGGCCAGAGGACGGCTGGTGCTGGTGGACGCTCCCAAGAAGGCGGATCCCAAACCAGTCAAGGCAAAAGCGGATCCGCCTCCGGCAAAAGCGGAAACCAAACCGGATCCCAAAGCGGATTCCAAAAAAGACGATAAATAAGGAGGTGGATCATGGCTCAGGCTCCGGGCGTACACATCCGTGAAACGGACGTGCTAAGGACAATCGAGGGTGTCCCCGTAGACATCGCGGCGGCTTTTGGAGTCGCTCAAAGGGGACCGGACAATGAACTTCGGTTGGTCATCTCGTTTGATGACTTTCAGGGGAAATATGGGAGCTTTTATCAAGGCTCTTACCTCCCGCATTTGGTCCGGGGCTTTTTCCGGCAAGGCGGGACGGCTCTCTACATCGGGCGCACGGTTGGCTCCGGTGCGGCCAAATCCGCTGGAGCGGCTGATGCCGTTGGCGGCGTGGCGGACACCGTGGACATCCAGGGCCGCGACGTGGGAGAGTACGGAAACTCCATCCTCTCCGATTTCACCAAAGCGGAAACTACCCTCACGGCGGCTTCGGCGGCGATTGACACGGAGATCACCGTGGCCTCCATCGGACAGTTTGAGTTGGGTGACTGCATTGTGATGAACGATGGCTCCAACAAGTACACCGGGATCGTGGTTGGCGTGGACGTGCCCACCAAAAAGCTCAAATTGAGCGTGGCGGTAGGCTTCATCTTTGCCATCGGGGTGGAGGTCAAGACCTCAACCTCTCATCGAGCCAACACCAAAATCGTGACCGGTTTCGCGGTGGGAGCATCCACCGTCCAGTTCACCGTGACCAACTCCTTCAACATCCGGGTGGGAGACCTCCTGATGATCATGACGGGAGACATCTCCACGGACTATATGTTCACGGAGGTCCGCGTCACCGGCGTGAACGGGTCCACGATTTTCGCGGACGTTCTCAATGAGGACAACAGCGTCATCACCACGATGCCAGCCGACGCTCACGTGACCGTCCAGGGGTTCAACGTCACCACCACCTACAACGGGGTGGGACAGACCTACTCCTTCATCTCACTGGAGTCCGAGAACGCCATCGACTACGTGGATGAACGTCTTGGCGGAGAGCGCAACGAGTCCGATCTTGTTGAGTTGCTCGACGCCGGGAACGTGGAGGTCACCAACTGGCGGATCGAGCAATATCCCGCTCCCTACCAGTGGGCAATGTCCGGGGGCTTGGACGGTGCCGCTCCGGCGGACATCGACTATCTCGGGACCAACCCGGCCAAGGCGTACAAGCACGGCATCCGTCTGATGGATGAAAATTACCAGATCAGCACCTTTGCCATCCCCGGTGTCACGTCGGCGGGCGTCATCGGCGGGGCCGATTCTTACGCTCAGGGAAAGCGTTTGGATTTCGTGGGAGACTGCCCTTTGGCGGCGGACACCCTGGATGAGCTTCTGGAGTACCGGAATTTCACCTTGGGACTGGACACCTCCTACACGGCCATCTATGCGCCGTGGTTCCGGGAGGAGAATCCCCAAATCCCCGGCGCTCTCTTGGAGCTTCCTCCCTCATGCCGTCAATTAGGAGTCAACTCCTCCACGGCGGCAAGAGAAGGCGTCCACAAGGCTCCGGCCAACGTGGAATACTACGATACGGTCAATCTGGTGGCGGATTTCTCCGAGACTGAGCACGGCATTCTCAACGAAGCCGGGATCAACCTCATTCGGATCTTCCCTGGACGCGGTATCAGGGTGTTCGGAGCGCGGACCCTCTACTCCGGCAGAGACGGCAGACAGTTCGTGCCCGTCCGGAGGCTGGCAAACTACGTGGAGAGGTCCGTGGCCAACTTGGCCTTTGAGTTCACGTTTGACGTTATCACGGAGGTCTTGTGGGCACGTATCGCCGGGGCCATTGACCGGTTCCTCCGCAACCTCTGGAAGGCGGGGATGCTCTATCCGCGTAACGACGCCACCCGCGCCTTCTTTGTCCTCATCAATGAGGGCCTCAACCCCACGGAGGTGGTCCGAGAAGGCCGCGTCCGGGGCAAGGTAGCGTTCTCTCCGGCCCCTCCGGCGGAGCAGATTGAGTTGGACATTGCACTTTGGGCGGGTAATTCCGAGATCGCTGAAGGCTAACGCTGGAAGCTGAGGAGGTAAGACCATGGCCGATTTCCTTTTTGGAAAACGAGTGGATCCGTATCGTGGGTTCAGGTTCCGGGTGCTGGACGTATCCGGCGTTGAACTTGGCGGGTTTACCACGGTCAGCGGCCTCAGAGACGAGACAGAGGTAGTTGAATACCGTGAAGGAGTGGATGGGATCACCGCCCGGAAGCTCCCCGGTTTCACGACCTCTGACAACATCGTCTTAGAGAGAGGTCTTTCCGTGGATGAAACCCTCCAAGAATGGCGGAATGAGGTATGGAGCGCCGAGCAGGACAACACCGTCCTACCGGACTCCGAGTTCCGCCGCGACATCATCATCCAGCTTCTCGATCAGAGAGGTCAGGTGGTGAAACAATGGAAGATCCTGGAGGCATGGCCCACCATCTATGAGGTTGACACCTTGGATGCCATGTCCTCAGACGTTCTTCTTGAACGGGTTGAGTTGGCAAATGAAGGCCACTACCTTATCCCGACCGCAACGGGATTGGGTGGGGCCACACCGCAAGGCTAATTGCACACGTGTGCATCATCCTTGGTTATCAGTCACCGTCTGACCTACGGTTGGGCGGCTGGCAGTAAATGAGGAGGCTAGAATGGAACAGGAAACGAAGCAGGGACCGCCCAAAGCGGCTCCCAATGTAGACCCGTCTGGAGTGCAACTTTTCAGGAAGCCCGTAGGGGAGGTGGAAATTGACCTTCCTTGCGGGCTTCTAATTGATGGAGAGGTCTACAAGAAGGCCGTCATCACCCCGCTCACTGGCCGGGACCGGAAGGCCATGGTGGACCAAAAATCCCGGAGCAACCCATCCAAGGTAGTCACCAAACTACTCACCAACCGGCTCCTCAGTCTCGGACCTTACAAGCATCCGGTGGCTGATGTCCGGATCAAGGCTCTCCTCTCAGGGGACAGGGAATACATCGTCTACAAGCTCTACGAGATCACCGACCCCACCAGGAAGGATCTGGAGGCCACCCTTCAGTGCCAAAACCGGGCGTGTGGTTCTAACTTCGAGTTCAACGTGCCCTTTGATGAGGTCAAGGTCATCCGAATGACCGACGCCGATCAGGAACGCATCCATGATGGCAAAAAGACCCGGTATTGGGAGTTCGAGGATGAGGAGTGGGCGGTCAAGGCCAAGTTCCGCTACGTGGACGGAAAAATCCAGGAGCAAGTGTCTCCCCGGCTGGCGTCAAACCCGGTGGAGGGAGAGTACATGCTCTTTTCCAAGATGATCCTGGAGTGGAACGGCCTCACCAGCCTTACCATGGATCAAATCGAAACGCTCCCGGAGCCTCTCATTCGCAAGGTGGAGAAGGCTCTGGCGGACCATAAACTCGGGCCGGATATGGACCTCAACATCGTATGCCCGGAATGTGGCGTGGCCACCAGAGGAGGGCTGGATTTCACAACTTTTTTGTTCAGATAGTGACCAATGACAAGCTCACCGATATGTATGACAAGGTGATGTTTGCTCTGGCGTGTGAGCTTCATTGGTCATGGCATGAAATGTTGGATATGCCGATCCCGGAGTTGATGAAATTTTTTACCCTCCTCAAGGAAAAGAAGGAAGCGGAGAAGGCGCATATGGACAAAGTGAACGCCAAGAGTAGGACAGGAGGGTCTAAACCGGCCCGGCGGTCCAGCGCCCGTCCAAGCAGAGGGAGAAGATAAATGGCTTTTGGTGGCGGAGGAATGTCAAGCTCAGTAGGGCTTGGGTTCGTGATGGGACTCACTGATAACGTGTCCGGCACGGCGGGCAAGATTGGTGCGGCCATCGTGACTCTACGGACCCGAATTCAGGCCCTCCAGACCGGCTTCCTTGTCCTTGGAGGCGCTCTGGCCGGGATGGGTGCCGCTCTTGGAGGGGTGCTCATGAAGGGGGTGAAGGACGCCGCTCAGTTTGAGGTACAGATGCGGATGCTCCAGTCCATCACCGGTCTCACGTGGCAAGAGACCAAACAACTTGGGGATGAGTTTGACCGTATCACTGCCACCCTTCCAATGTCCTCCTCCGAATTGGCCACCATGGCCATTGCCGCCGGTAAGCTCGGCTTGGCCTCCAAGGCGGGTGTAGAAGGTCTGAAGGAGGTGGCCATCCAAGCCACCTACATGGGCAAGGCCCTTGGCTTCTCGGGAGAGGAATCCATCAACATGATTGGACGGTTGGGGACCGTCTTTGGGATGCTCGATGCCGGGAACATCTACAATAGCTGGGAAAAAAGCGCACAAGATTTTTATGATGTGGCGGCTATGGGGGCTGAAAAGAACAATTTGGTTCAAGCTCAGATGATGCACAACGTCAAGGGGTTGGCGGCTTCGCTGACTCAGATGTCCTTTGCCTCCTCCCAGAGCGCGGATTTCCTTTCGGATATGTCCGTCCGTGCCGCTCAGGGTGCCAAGGTAATGCAAAAGACGGCGGCTGAAACCGTGGCCTTGGCCGGTATCTTGGCTGACGTTGGTGTGAGGGCTGAGGCTGGAGGAACAGCCTTAAACAAGTTCTTCACGGGTTTCCGTAAGAATATGGGCGGCTACGAGATGATGATAAAGGAGTTCGGGGCTGACAAGCTAGGGTTGGGATTCCAAGAGTTGAAGGATCTTACGCGGGACAAGCCACACGAAGCGGTCAATCGTCTCCTGGAGGCCATGGGCAAGGCTAAGTTCCTCGATCCAGTCAAGTTTGAGGCCATGGCGGACGCCATGGGCATGAAAAACGTGAGGATCGCAAACGTGGTCAAGGGGTTGGCCGATGCCGGAAACACCATGGTGACGGTCAACGCGGGTATGTATGAAAGTTTCCTCAAGCTCAGTCCCGAATTGGCCTCCGTTGCTATAGACGCGGGGAACGGGGCAAAGAAAATCTCCAAGTTGCGTTGGATGCAGTTAATGTCTACCAAAGCATTTGATGAGGCTTCCGTCGCCGCCTCTGCGTACAATAACGTGGCTCAGACCACTGCAATGAACTGGAAAATTATGACGGGATCCATCACCAACGTCTCCAAGAAATTGGGAGGGATGCTTTTACCATCTATTCAAAATCTTCTCCAGACCGCCGTTAATTTGATGGGCAAACTTTTTGGCATGAATGACACCTTCTTCAAGATCACGGCGGCGGTGGTGGGGACCACGGCGGCTATCCTCGCGCTCTCGGGTGCGGTCCTTTTGGGTGCCTCAGCGTGGTCCATGTTCGGGAGCGCCATGATGGCGGCACTATTACCAGCTCTGGTTATCGTCGGAGCCATTTCGGCGGCAGTTGCGGGATTCGTGGTGGTGATGAAGCTCTTGGGCAAGGAAGGTGAAGGTATATTTGGGACGTTTGCCCGACTCGTGGAGGGGGCGTTTACTCAGTTCTTAAATTTTGCTCAGGGATTCACGGAAGCGTGGGCGGCGATGAGCAAGCACTTTTTGAAGCCGTGGAATGAGGCCATGAGCCTCTTTAGGCAGGGCATTGATAATATCAAGGGAGTCCTTCCTCCATTGAAAGGCGCAAAAGATATGTTCCAAGCCCTTGGGGTGGTGCTGGCCACGGTTTTTGGATCTGCTCTCCGCAGGGTGGGGAAACAGGTAGAGTGGCTTTCGGTCATGTTCTCAGGGTTCTCCTTGGGATTCAGGATGCAAGTCGGAGACCGCTTAGTTGCTCCCATCAAAAGCATATTGAAGTCCCTTGAGCAAATTGGCGCGGCTTTTTTCAAAATTTTTGTGGGTCTCATGCCATCCGGAGTGAGGGATTTGACAAAGGATTTCCTCAAGTTTCGGGATAAGGGTAAGTCGGTGGCCGACAAGGTAGTGGCTGCCTTTGAGGCCATTGCGGGATCTTTGGAAGTTGTTGTGGGCCTATTGAATGGAGAAGGGCCTAAAGCCTTTAAGGCATTTGGTAAGGACGGGAAATATGCCGCAAACTCATATGCAGAAGCCATTCTAAGGTTATCCAAGGCTTATGATGGCCTCTTTAAGAAAACCAAGATGCTCGATGCCTTCAGACAACTATGGGCGGATTTTTTGGGGGGCATGAAGGCACGGGCCATTCCTACGTTGCGGGGAGTTCTCCTCCTTGTTGCCGGGATTATGGAGGGCTTGGGTAAATCAGGACCGGCTTTAGAGTCCGGGATGGCCGGAATTGTCAGCATCATGGGGAGCATCGGAAAGGCGTTCTTGGGCGTCTCCAAATTGACCGGTAAGTTGACGGGGGTTCTCGGAGCCTTCTTGGGCGGAGCCGTCTCGTACCTCCTTCCTGGATTTTTGGATCTATGGGCGAGGGTGACTACGGTGATCGCCGGGATTTTGGCCCCCGTGGGGACGCTTTTGCAAGCCTTGGGGGAGATGCCCATTCAGCTTGAGGCGTTTACCGCTTTGGGGGAGGGTGTAGGCAAGTTCCTGAGCGGCATTGGCAATGTTTTTGGGGTGCTAATTGAGCGGACGGGTAAGCAGACCAAAGCCTTTTTGGAGGGGTTTGTCCAAGGATTTGCGGCTTTTATAGTCCCCATTGGAGCGGCTTTGAACGAGATTGCGGTCATGGCCGGATGGGTTTTTGGGATGATCGGAGATGCCCTCAACTCAGTAACAGGGGATTCGGAGAGTACCGGAGCGATGCTTAGAACCATTGGCACAATAATAGGGGTCGTAATCGGAGGTGCGATTCAAATAATGCTGCTCGGGGTGGTGACGGTGATCTACGCTCTTGGGAACATGATCAACCTTTGGATGCTTTTCATTAATCTGGCCAAGGCAGGAACAACGGTTTTCACCAACGGTCCTCGAATTTTCATGGCAACTATAGACTTGTTGAAGGCCAAGTTGACCAACGTGTTTGCCTCCTTGCAAGTTATGATGATCACGCTGGCGGCGGGCTTGGCCAAGGCTGTTTTGGTGGCCTTGAAAAGTATCCCTGGAATAGGGATGCTCCTGGATCTAAAGGGAGCTTCAAAGCAGATCGACGCCATGAAGGCCGCCGGTATCGAGTCGGCGCAAGGCGGAAAAGTTGGGAGAAGCGAGATGGCCGGGTTGGAGGAGACCTTCAGAGGAGCGACGGCGGAGACACGTAATGCCGTTGGAGAAGCTCTAGGGACTTTTACGGAGGCAAGTTCAGTTGGATTCGACAAATGGCTTACCGCCGGGGACAACATTTTGAACGCTCAGGATCGGAGTGCGGATTCCACGGATAGGATTGCATCAATACTGGCGGCTGGACAAACCAATGTGGGGGAGCCTAAAGTGGTGGCAAGCCCTTCTCCTATAATCTCACCCACCCTCACGGCGGCTCCTACGGCGGCAGCGGCTCCGGTGATGGACCCGGCTCCGATTGCGGCGGCAATTTCTAACGTGACGGTTGACCCCACGATTGAGAACACGGTGAATTTCACGGCGCAACAGAGCTACGTGCTTCATGCCACGGCGGTGTTCCCTGGAATTGCCAACACGATGAAGGCTTATGAGAGGCGGTTGTCCGCCGTGGAGCGTAGGTCAGTGGTACAAGGAGGAGGGACGTAATGCCTTCAGGATTCGGTTTCATACCTCCGGGGCAGGGAAGGTCTCCTGAAGATTGGAGGTCCAACCCTACCAAGGTGAGGTTCCTCAATCTGAGGTCACGGGAGACGCTTGCGATGATGTACAATCCGGAGGGGTTGTCCACCAGTGAGGAGGCCAAGTGGAGTGAGGTGACGGTTCCGGGTGCTCCTGATGTCTACCACCAGTTCGTCTCCGGCGGAGCCTTCAGCTTCGGGATGTCGCTATTTCTTAACGAGTTCAAGGAGGGGCGGAACTATGAGCGCGGGTACGTGGAAAACTCCATCCTTTTTTTGAGGGAGGCCATGATCTCGCGGGACTTGGAGTACGGCGGGAGAATCATCCGGCAAGCTCCTGATGTGGTCAGGGTGTTTTGGGGACAGATCAAGTTTTCCGAACCGGCTCCGGGGATCAACGTCATCATCACCTCCATGAATGTGGAGCGGATTATGTTTGACGGGGACACCGGTAACGCCGTGAGGGCATTTGTGGACCTGGAGCTAAAGAGGTTCTCCTTTGTGTAGGGGGTAGGTGAGATGCCGGTATTTCAAGGCTCAAGATACATAAAAGGAGTGGTCTACGGGATCGAGAGCGGAGGCCAACTCAAGCGCGTCCTCATGATGTTTGACCTCTTGACTGAGGACACCTTTGACACGCTGGAGTTCCGGGAGCATCGGGTGGTTGAGGGGGATAGGTTTGACACTTTGGCGGCTAAATATGGAGGGGACGCTACCAAATGGTGGGTCATTGCGGAGCTTAACGGCTTCGTGGGATTTCCCCTGGATATTGTACCGGGAACGACGTTGAAAATCCCTCCGCAATCGTATTTTGAGGAGGTAGTCTGATGGCTGAGACCGTTGTTGCTAATGGCGCGGGGGAGAAGCCAGAGGTGCGTACCTTCAACGCTCTTGGAGTGCCTGATGGCCAGTTTCGTCTTGTCAAGGACGTGCATACTCCGATCAAGTTCCTCGACTTTAAGGTGGGGACTGAGTGGGTGACGGCGGAGGAGTTGGATGTAGGCGGGCTGATTGTCAGTGTCTCCATAACGGATGCCGACAAGAGCAAGGACCAGTCTGGACAGATAGACTTTTGGGATCCTGATGGGAGCCTCATTGAGTCCGAGTTGATCTCTGAGGGAGTGGAGGTGCGGATTGGCATGGGCTTCCTTGGGAACGTCCGTGACTTTGGATCTTGGCTCATCGAGACCGTGGACCCATCCATCGGGGATGACGCTCTGACCTTATCATGTAAGCTCAAGTCCAAGGCGGCGTTCATGGACCGTAATGCCACCTCCGCCCGGTATGACAACCTCACGGCGGGGGAGATTGCCAGGATCATCGGAGAAAAGTACGGCCTTGACCCGGAAGGAGTGGTTGATCCGGGGGAGGCCATCAAGGAGTTCTCTCAGGGCTTGGAGTCTGACACGTCCGTGCTGGACAAGCTGGCACAGGCTTACGGATATCAGTGGTATGTGGCGGACAACAAGCTCATTTTCCGGGAGCAAAAGCCTACCACCTCCGAGATCAAGTTGGTCTACCGTCCGGGGAAGGAGACCCAACTCCTGGACTTTGGCCAACTCAAAAGGGTGTCATATTCGTGTGACAAAAAGAAAAATAGTGGGAAGGGAAGCTCCACCAAAAAGATCAATAGCAAAGCCGGGGTACTCATGGAGGCCGTGAGTGACCTTTCCAATGACCCGGAGATTCGGGCGCAACAAGAGTATTTCAAGAGCTTGGGAGAGGAGCCTATCCCCCTGGAGGAGTTCTATGGCTACGTGGACGCGGAGGGTAACAACCAACCATTCACGTTCTACATGAATAGTTTGGATTTGGACGCGGATGGAGCGGGTATCTTCTCCACACGGCTCACGGCGGCGGAGCGTAAAAGTAGCAAGGGGTGTACTCTTTCGGCGGACTGCTCCTACGGGATTCCAGATTTGGTGGCAGGGATCATGGTCCCGATCTTGGGTATAGGGAAAAAATACTCCGGTCTTTACAAAATCGTGAAGGCCACCCACACCTACGGAGCGGATGGGTACACGACCTCTATTGAGGCGGATTGCTCCACCAGAGCCAAGGGAACGTCTGGCCGCACCAGTGGAAGGAGGCGACGGGGGAAACGGGGACAGGCTGGTGGAGGTAACCAGCCCGGAACCACAAGCGGTGGTAAGAGAGGAGTCAATCCCTTCCCCATCTGGAAAAAGGCTGGCCTCCTAAGAGAACGTGGAGAATGAGTCCAAGGTTTCAAATAGGTCCGGATCGGGCGGTCTTTATAGGCACGTACCGGGGGTTCGTGATTCGCACGGATGACCCGGACCAGCAATTTCGGATCAAGGCCCGTGTGCCGCAAGTGCTCGGAGACCTTGAATCTAATTGGGCGTTGCCGTGCTTTCCTGGAGGGGCCAATGACCCGAAGCTCCCCCAAGAAGGCCAAATGGTGTGGATTGAGTTTGAGAACGGAGACCCCAACCTCCCCATTTGGAAGGGCGGGATGCCAAGCTCGTACCAAGGAGAGCAACCCTTACCGGCGGAGAGCCTTGGAGACGACGGGGAGACCGTGCTCCCTCCTAGAGGGACAGCTTCAGTTGATTTGGCTGATGGCAGGACCATGAAGGAAGCCTACCCGGCGTTTGTTGGGGAGTACGGGGATGTCCAGTCCAGGGAGACCGCTTCAGGCCATCACCTGGAGGTAGACGACACGCCGGACGGTGAGAGGCTGGCGGCAATCCACCGGACCGGCAATGCCGTGGAGATGGACGGCTCTGGAGGGATGAGGCGGAGACTGGCCAAGGATGACCTTCTCATCTCGGGAGACAAGACGGTGAGGGTGATGGGCAAGCGCACGGAGGTCTGTGACGGACCCCAGTATGAGCAAAATATGAAGGACCGCAACACCGTGGATCAAGGGAAGGTGAGCCACACCCTTGTCGATGACCTCCAGGTGGTCCTCAACGGCGGGGAGAACGTGATCGAGTGCAATGGCACCTTGACCATCACTGGAAACGGGAAGCTGGTCCTTGCCTTGGGCACGGCCCTGAGCAACGTGGTGGGAGGGAGCCTTCAGACCGGCGTGATGGGGTCTCAAGAGAGCATCGTGGTGGAGAGCAAGCAGGAGACCATCGGCAACGCCTCTCTCCGGCCAGACGGCAAGAAGGTGACGGTGGTGGTGGGCAACTACAATCTGGAGGCACTGGCCGGGCAAATGCTCCTCAACGGGGTTACCGTCCGGTTGGGTAATCCATTGACCTCAGTGGATGCTCTGGTGAAAGGGACAGCCTTCTTGACGCTGATGAACGATCTCATTGCTTGGATCAACACGCATACTCATCCCGACCCGGTGAGTGGGGTGAGTGGACCTCCATCGGTACTATTCCCGTTGGTGATGAGTCCAGGGATCCACACGTCCCTGAAGGTGTTTACGGAATGAAAAATGTGCCTCCAGTGGTGACACGCCTCCGCAAGATCGCGGAGATGGCCCGGCAAGTTTCCGTGGTCATGAAGGCGGAGACTGACCGTAAGACGGAGACGTTGAAGAAGATTCAGGAGATACGGCGCAATGGCTGAGTGGCAACAGGTGGATATGTCAGACTTTTTCCCTGATGAGGTCTTGGATTTAGCCCAAGACGCCAAGGGGGTTGCCATAAGTGTGGCCGACGTATTTAATACCACGGCGGACTTTGTGGACACGCTGGCGGACTACATTGTGGACTACGCTGACCCCATTGCCGCTCTGGTGGACGCTTTGATCCAGGAGATACGGAATTTCATCGGGGACTTGAGGAGAGCCGGAGCGTTTGCCCTCCCGGTGGTCCCCAAGGACCGGAACTACAAGGGCGGGATTGACGGATTCTACAACGCCGTCAACCTCTCGCTGAGGGATGAGGCTGACTTGGACCGGCCCATCTTCTCCCCGTCCTCTCAAATGGTGGGGTACGTTTTCGTCTACGGAGCCACGGATCTCAAGGCTTTGTATGAGGGTTTCTTGGCTCAGGCCAAGCTCCTTTTTGACTTTGGGGAGTTCAAGGATTGGGATTGGGCGCTTGACCCGGATGCCGTGCCTTCACGGGACTTGAGGAGGGCGGATAGCGTACCTCCCGATTGGAAGGCGCTCAGGGTGGCGGATGTGTTTCCGTCCTATGACCGGCTTCTCGGGGAGTTGGAGAAGATGGTGGCTTCCCTTCAGAGGTCTCCATCAACACAAGACTTTGTGCAAATTATGGCCAACGTCCTCCGAGGGAAGGCGGATCAGTTGGAGGTTTTGGCCGATTTTATTGAGTTCTTTGCAGATCAGGTGGAGGCCCTATTCAACATGGATGACGTGTGGTACGTGAAGGTGGGGCCAATGGCCGGGGGCATGGAGGCGTTCTTGGCGGATTTAATCGCGGCGGCAAACAAACCGCCTTTTCGGGGTGACTATTTTTACGTGACGGGGGTGGTGTTCGTGGCCGCTGGACCGGATGCCACCACGTTGGAGGAGCTTTTAGGATGAGAAGCATAGACAATGACACGCTGCTTCAGGTGATGACGGAATTGATGGAGGACGTGGCTCCTGAAAAGGAGGAACGGGCCAACCAAGCCATCACCGACTTGAAGAAGGAGCTTGCGGCGAAACAGGAGAGATTTCGGGCTATTGTGGCACGGATCGACAAGGTGAATGGGTTGATCGTGAACCTCAACGTCAACAATGGCCTCCCTGAAACCAAGTTGGTGATCAAGTCTCTGGAGGCCCGGCGGGATTCTCTGGAGGGTGAGGCCGAAACCATCAACTTGGGCAAGATGGTCAGGAAATTGGGCCTCCTGGAGAGGGATCTTCAGGCCATCAAGGACAACCAAGAGCTTATTGAGCAAATCCAGGAGAGCTTAAATGGCTGACAACCTTGGAACCGGGTGGAAATTCCCTTTCCAGTTCAATGATCGTGGCCGGGTGGACATCACGGCGGATCAGACGGACGGGAGCACGTCTCAAGAGGGACAGGTTGACCACCTCTACGGGAACATCTACCAGCTTGTCCAGACCTCCGTGCATGAGAGGCTCATGAGGACTGAGCTTGGGTGTGGAATTCATGATTTCGTGTTCCAGCCCAACGATGAGAGTTTGGTGGCCCTCCTCTTGTTTTACGTGACGGACGTGGTAACTCAGTGGGAGCCACGGGTGGAGGTGGTTGACATCATCGCCTCTCAGGATCCCCAACTCGGAATATTGAACGCAACCATCACCTTCCGCATCCGGCGGACCAACGAGTTTGGCAACGTGGTGGTGGTTTTGGGAGGTGCATGATGCCGGAGAATGTGGTAGCCCCGAAAATCGACTATACGAGCAGGGACTTTGTGGCCGTCAAGGATGACGCTATTAAGGGCATTCCCAACTTCACGCCGGAATGGACAGACAACAACCCGGATGACTTTGGGATCGTGCTGGTGGAGCTTTTCTCCGGGATAGGAGATATGCTCAACTGGTACGCCGACCGCCTCACCAACGAGAATTTTCTTGACACCGCCGTCTCCAGGATTTCCGTGTCTCGGCTTCTCCGCATCATCGGGGAGACGCTCCGGGGGGTACAGTCCTCCGTGACAACGCTGGTGTTTTCTCTCCAGAGTATTGAGGTATCGGATGTTGTCATTCCAAAGGGGACGCGGGTACGGACCTCCTCCACCACCTCCCCCATCGACTTTGAGACGGATGAGGAGGTGACCATCTTGGCTGGCAACCTCCAGTCCCCTCCGGTCTCGGCTACTCAGGGGCGGACCTACAACGCCGTTCTTGGGACATCGGATGGAGAGCAATTTCAATCCTTCCAGATCACTCAGACCAGCATCTTGGAGGACTCCATCCAGGTCTTTGTGGATGCCATCCTTTGGCCGGAGACTGACTCTTTGGTCCTCATCGGACCAGTGGACAAGGGCTGGCAACTTTGGAAAACCTCTGAGGAGGAGCTTTTCGTTCAGTTCGGAGACGGGATCAACGGCCTCATCCCGGTGGCCACGTCCTCCATCACGGCTGACTACCGGCAAAGCTCGGGGTCGGCTGGCAACGTCGGGATCGGGGCAATCAATGTGGTGGTGGACACGTTCCCGGTGACTGTCAATGTGGTCAACACGGAGCTTGCCTCCGGTGGCGGAGATCCGGAGTCCATTGAAGCAGCCAAGAGAAGGGCACCGGCTACGTTCCGGACCTTGGGCCGGGCGGTCTCCTTGAGTGACTACGGGGCTTTGGCTCTGAACGTCAATGGCGTGGGGAAGGCCAAGGCGGCTTACGGAGGAGTGGCCCGAATCAACCTTTACATTGCCCCCGTGGGAGGTGGAGCAGCTTCTCAGGCCCTCTTGGATGACGTGGCTGACTACATGGAGACCGTGCGGATGGCTTCGGACGGGATCACGGTCCTCTCCGCCACCTACGTGGACGTGGACATTACGGGGACAGTTGAGGTGCTCTCCGCCTACCGGCAAGCGGACGTGGAGGCTGAGGTGCTCGCGGCCATCACCAGCTACTTTGAGGTGGAGAATCGTGAATTCGGAGACGCCACCACACCGGTGGGGGACGTGAGGATATCGGACGTGTTCAGCATCATTGAGGGGGTGGCTGGAGTAGACTTTGTGGAGCTTACCGTCCTCACCCGAGTCCCGGCCCCGGTGTTCCTCTTTGCTTCCGGTGATGCCACGTTCGGGGCGGTTACGGTTTCCCCGACCACGGTGGAGGAGACGTGGACGGTGGTGTTCACCTCTCCCACCACCTTCACCGTTCGTGGCTCCATCAGCGGCCTCCAGGTGGCAACGGGGACAGTTGGAGCGGCTTACGCTTCGGACAATGGCCAAGTGGTGTTCACCATCACGGCTGGAGGCACTCCCATGGCGTCCGGTGATCGGGCGGAGTTCAAGGTCTCTCAGAAGGTGGGGTCCGTGGACATCTCGGAAACGGAGATTGCCTCTGAGGGCGTCACTAATCTGACCTTCAATGGCGGGGTATAATGGGCAACTTAGCTACCAACGTATTGCTCAGGAGAGCACTGGAGGGGCCTCAGCTAATCCTCTCCTGGACCAACCCGGATGACGCCGGGCTATCAGAGGTTCAGGTCAGGAGGGGTACGCTTGGCTTTCCCGAGTCCATCACTGAAGGGGTCATGGTTTACCAAGACACCTCTCCCACGGTCAGTGAGGAGGTGGTGTTCCCGGACGTGACGGTGGACGGACAGGTCACTTACTATTACACGATCTTCACGGAGGTGACATCAGTTTGGTATCACGATTATACCGTCCAAAAGCGGGAGTTCCCTCTGGATGGGAGAGCGTTCCATAACTACCTTTGGAAGCAACTCCCGTCCATTTACCGGCTTCGGGACGGGGACACCCAACAACTGGCGTTGGCTCAGATCCTCGATGATTGGGAGGGGTGGTTCAACTATTGGGAGGATCAAGACGCCCGCTATGGACAGTTGTATCGCTTCTTGAAGGTCTACTCTTTGGAGTTCGGCAACCTCAATGAATTGGTAGCCTATTTTCAGGAGTTCTATGAGGTCTACACCGTCCGGGATGATTTCCTCCCGTACATTGCCAACCTCATCGGGGCCAAGATCATCGGGGGTATCTCGCTCCAACGGCAACGGTTCCTCATCGCGGAGGCGGTGGCCCTTTTCAAGATCCGGGGGACCATTGACGGGGTGCTCAGGTTTGCGGAGGGGAATTTCAGGACTACTCCCCTCATCCATGAGTTCGGCTACGATATGCTGGAGTCTGACCGGCTGGACCGGACCTCCGTGAGCGGTGATGCCATCACGCTCAATAATTGGGACGGTCCCTGGAACACGATTGACTACGTGGTGGATGGGAGGCAAGGAGAAAAGTGGTCCTATCGTACCATCGGCCTTTTCTTTGATGAGGTGCTACGGACAGCTATAACCCCGGAGATGCTCAACATTGCGGAGCAGTTCTTTGCCGACTACCTTCCGGGGACCGGAGCATGGTACGCTTTCACGCATTGGGATTCGGAGTGGTTTGATGACTTTACCAATCCGGCCCTCCCTTCCTGGACTAAGGTGGACGCCAAAGGCTACCTCAATGCTGCCAATAGCCTCTTGAATTGGAACGTGCCTTCCGGGGAGCCAACCTCCAGCCTTGCCACTTTGAGCCGGTTGGCGGAGCCGGTTGACGCGGAGTTTGCCTTCCAGGTAGATGCCCAAAACGTGGTGTTCGCACCGGCTGGCATAGCTAACAGCTACATGCAGTTGGCCGTGAATTTTACGGTGCCAGTCAATGTTCGTCTACAACTTGAAAAGACCTTTGCCGGGGTGTTGCAATATCGGGCCTACAAAGTCCCCGGATTTACTACCATAGGCATACTGGTGCTGGATGAGTCCACATTCACTACTGGAGGGCTTCGGATAGAGCGCGGTCCAAATAATCTGGTCAGGTGGTTGGGGAAGGTTGGGGACAAGTGGGAGTTGATCGCGGAGGTCGTTGATGCCGCTTATAGCCCCGTTTCCTTGGCCAGTGTTCGGCTTTCCTATTTTTGCGGGGCCAGTCCCACCGCGCAAATGAACGTGGATTCTGATATAATTTACAAATGGGGGACCAACACGGGTTGGGTACAGGTGCATCCATGATAAAGATGAGGTATTCGATTCCTAAAGAGGGAGCGGGCACGGAGGAAGATCCCTACCGTCCGGAGTGGACGCCTACTGAGGTGGGAGAGAGTCTCAGGGTGGTCCGAGAAGCGGGGGATGATCTTGTGTGTGACGTGGTTGCCACA